CAACATAGCTACCGTCCACCCACGCTCCGGGCGTAATACTACCCTGTTGATACGTTAGTGGGGGGCTGTAGGTACTAACCGCCTCATCCCAAGTTAACACGCGCCCATTCAAATCAGCAACAACCAAGCCATCACCATTTTTTGGCGTGATTGAATACGTAGCCAAATCAGCCACCAAAGGCAGAAACCCATTACCAGTTAAAACACCCATTACTATCCCCTATTAAAAAATTAAACCTGTCTCGCCGCCGCCATCAGAATGAATGGACTAACAATAGCACCCGTTTGATTGTGCACCCTCAACCGAATAAACCCATCCGAATCCGCAGAAATACCTTCCAACTCCAAACCCGAAGACAATCCGACTACATTGTACACATAAAAATTAGCAAGCACGATTCCGGGCCAAGCCAGAACCAAATTGGACTCTTCGTTTATCTGAAGTCCTGGGTGATTGATTTGCAGTGACGTGGTAAATCCACCACCCCCAGCCGGACTAACCGGCAAGCCAGTGTCAGGGTCAATTATCAGGTATCCCTGATACGCTGTTCCCAGTATGTTAAATTGACCGAATTGATTACCCATTGTGCGAATCCTTTGAAACTGCTCTCTTCACTATTGGGCGTCCACTGCAACGACAATTTATCAATTCCCCCGGCTGAATAAACTCGCCAGAAATCTTACACCCCTCAGAGATATTGTAAATAGCTCCATTTGCAGCAACATGATCTGGCCGTGGCTCCTTGCCCGCCGAACTATGCAACCACCTTGCCTGTGTTATCCCTAAATTCATATAGTTAATTCTATTCACAATGGATGTAAATTGTCGCGCCTGCGTTTGAACAATCAATTTCAACCTTTTTTCATTCAAATCTAAAACCTTGTCTATTTCTTCGGATATATACGATAGATCGTTGCCCCGCATATATCCATTAAAGATAGCCTGCCTGATTTTTTCAATGTCTTTTTCCGGTATATCTTTAATCAATGCCACATTTTCAGCAATCGCAATTCTGAATTGCTCTTTCATTTGCTGCGTTGGCTTGAATTCTATGGCTATCTTTTCCGACTTCAATTGATTAACAAGCGTCTTGTTTACATGACCAGATTCATCTTTTACAAACTTCTCAACAGGCCCAATACCCATAATCTCAAATTTAGCGGCCCATTTTTTTGCCAATGAATCAAGAAGAGATTCCATCTCCTGAAAGGGCGAAGCATCCCCAGTCATCGCCTCATCTATCAATTTTACAACCAGCGGCGGCCTATTCTTGTATTGCTTAATTATAGACTCTTTCAAATCTTTTTTCATCGATCTAACGATCTTAACAATCGATTTGTAGTACTTTGCTGAAATGCCAGCATTTGGCAGTATTGAAGGTAACTCTATTAAATCAGTGTCTTTTTTTACCCGATTACTCAACTTCCCCCGCGTACTCTTCTTCATCAATTAAATCCCCAAGGTTATTGTAGCCGGATTCCTTGTCGTTAATCAAAGACTCCCTGACGTCATCCGGCGACAAAACGCCAGAGTTAATGTAATTAACATCCATCTGACTCCGCTGCAATCTAATTGTTTCCTTCTCTAATTCCGTTAATTGATGCAGGGGGGCAAACTCAAACCTAATTGATTTATCGATTTCCCCAAACAAAGATAACTGTATTACATTGATTACTCTTTGTATTGGCTCCCGATAAAACCCATCTTGAACAGAAGAAATCCAATCGTAAAATACACGTATCTCGCCCTCGCTGGAGGCGTTCAATCCAGATGGCGACAGTCCAGTCAGGACAATCGCCGGTATCCTAGATACAGAGCACAACTGCTCCTGCGCCTGCGCCTGCAATTCATGAAGGCCGGACAAAGGGGTGTTTAATTGAACAAGCTCTTCGTTCTGCATGTCCACCATCATCAATCCTAAATTGCTTCGGGACTGAGTAAAAACCTTGGCCCTATTAACAATTCCAGACGAATCACCCTCTCCCGCCAGCGCAGACATCATATCTGTTTTCAGAACCGTAATCGAGAAATTATTGATTAAATCTGAAACGGATTGCCGCGTGCGCAGCCAATTATCTACGTATGGCTCGGCCAGTTGGGATAATGATACCCCTGAAAAATTGTAGGCGGGGGTAAGTATGTTGGGCAGTGGGCGTGTAATCACTGTGCACAGTCTTGACGCATGAACCAATTGACCCATTACGTACCAAGCTATTGGACGGTAAAAGTCGGGACTCATTGGATTAAGCGCGTCATAATTGGCCGGGGTTGTCCATTGCGCCTCAACCGGCACGACTGATTCCAATGCGCCCAACCCAATCGAACGTGGCGATAATACAATTGGTTTTGTGTTGTCTGCCCCCCTTATATTTATTGCTAATTGGCCGCGTCCGAAATAGCAATCATGCTCAGCCATCCTCCTAACAACAGACCTAAGGCCGATCCTATCGATTTCTGATTCTATCTGCGAAATCTTGTCGCCCGCCCGCCCATTATCGGTACTGAAACTTATCCACTTGCGAGTAATCTCATTGGCAATTGAGCTTGCCATCGCCCGATACTCGGGGCGAGTAGTTAGTCCGGCCAGGTATTGATAGCCGGGAAACCCGTGGTCAGTAAAATGAGTCTGGGCGAACGAATAAACACTATCCATCGCCAGCACCGGCGGTGTTGTGTCTGGCGGGCACACACCCGGATACAACTCGGGCGGCTGAACCACTCGGGCGTACTTATCCACAGAGGCGTCCAGTATCCGCATATTTTTGAATTGCGACATAAGTTCATCGCCAGACACATCTTTGGATTTCTTTTTGTTAACCTGCGCGGATTTTTTGCTCATTGCTGCCTATTATTGACTTTTAATAATGTATATGGTTAAGTATCTCTGGATTGATCTTTAATCTGAATCTGTCTTTGTTAAATTCATCAAAAGCCCTCGATAGGGCATCAACCTGGTCCGAGTATTTACCCATTGGAAACAATCTTAATTCATCAAGAAACTCCTTATTCCAATCGCCGCGCATTAACACCAAATTCCCAATGTTTGACTGAGAGGCGATTCCATCGGCTCGCACCTCTTTGCTTCCGGTTTCTTGCGTAATTATAAAATTGTAACCAGTCAATAACCTGCCAATGTATGTTTTTTGGCTCTTACCCGCCTGCCCAGGGTCTTGCGGCAGGCTTATTTTTACCGACCGGCCATCTTGAGAGGCAACAGATACAAGCATATTATCGCGGCGATCTGTATCGACTCTATCACGCGCCACATCCCCAACAATCAGCCTACCATCATCTGTTTGGCCCAATTTTACACCAACAGTAAAACAACCAGCGTCTTTAGACGCGGCCAAATCCCAGCCACGAACCCATTTTATTTTTCCGGCGGGTAACGAATCTATTATACTTATTTGGTCTACTTTGAACAGCCCACCCTTACGGGGGGCTGGGCTTTGCATGTATTGACCTGCAAATACGTATGGGTTCGCCCTCTCCATGCGCGTCAATTCTTCGATGTTGTGTTTTTCGGGCCATAAGGCTGTTCCATCATCCTGAATGGCAGGAAGGCACAAATGCTCCCATGTCTCCCCGTTTCCACCCCCAAGAAGAAACCCCGACAAGTCTTCTTGATGAAGTCTCTGCATGATAAGAACAATCGGTGTATCCCGATTGTTTGCCCGGCTCTCCAAGGTGTTTCCAAACCAGTCGATCACACTGTTGCGCGAGACAGGACTCGTGGCCTCGTCTGCCTTATGCGGGTCATCGATGATGATGGCCCCAGCAAATGCACTCTTCAGGCTCCCGCCACCGAAGCCAGTTATTGACCCACCTGAACCGGCTGCATGGATACCCCCGCCCTCTGTAGTTGACCAATCTGCCTTAGAGTCAGTCTTGAGTCTACAGGCTGGGAAGATTGACTGGTACTCTGGGTGCTGCAAGATGGCGCGAGTTTCAGAACTGTTCTTTATCGCCAAGCTTGCCGAATAACTAACGTGCAAGAATCCGGCGTCAGGACACCTGCCCATAGCCCAGCTGATAAAGTTAAGCACAGCCAGCTCAGTTTTGCCGTAACGCGGCGGCACATTGATTATCAGCCTGCGACAATCCCCATTGAATACCCGCGTCAACGCATCGCAAATAAGCTTATGGTGTCCACTACGCACCCAATTGAAGCCCCTCCTTTTTAGGAACATCCACCGGCTGTAAAAATAGAGGTTTTGCCGCGCCATTTCTCGCGCGACAAAATCCTCTCTCTCCCTCTCATCCAAGATCACACACTATCAGCCACCTGCTTGGCGATACGCTCGTATTCTTCGTGGCTCATATTGACCACCTGCACAGGCCCACCACCCTCACCGGTTAACTGAATTTTCTGCTGGAACAACCCAAAGTGATCACCCAGCATTTTTATATATTTGGCTCTATCGGCGAATTTTACATTGATTACCACATCACCGTTCTTTGTGACACTACGATTTACCTCGGTAACCATTCTTGCCTGATCGCCTGTTAACTCTTCTGAATTTTTAATAAAAATTCCGCAATTAGCCCAATTAACTACATCACGGGGGTCGTAAAAGGCGAGATTAGCAATTGACTGGAGCACTTTATCCTGATCAATCCCCGTGCGCTCAGCTCGCGCAGCCATGCCCGCCTGAATAGCACCCTGAACTTCAACATTAGTTAACAGCCGAGAACCCTGGGAATGGGCCGTCTTTGCACTATACCCGGCCCTAATCGCCGCTCTCGTTGCATTCAAATCAATCAGATATTCATTGATAAATATCTGCAGCTTCTCGGGCAATTTACCCATCGCATCCGCAAACACCCTTTGTTTATCAGTTAATTTCTCCATAAAAAAATCCTTAAAAAATTAATGCCGTACGGATCTAGGACCCGGTCGGTGTCGTTACTTTCACCCAATTAATCAAAAAAAATAAATTGCATAAATTATCCCAAAAACTCCATAAACCACCGCCATGGAGCTTAATGCAATTATTGCGATACAAAATCCAACTCCTATTTTATCCAACAAACTCACAGGGCGCGAGTGGGTGTCCAAATTTACGTAAGGAAGGCCATCATAAACATTAATTTTTTTAGACATCGCTCACAATCCTTTATTTATTAAATATAAAGACTTATCACCAGTCATCCACTTTGGTTGCCTCCCCCTGCCTGTCCATTCATTCCCAGCCGAATCACGATACTTAGCCTCAACCTTCTTTGTTTTTTTTACAGCCCCGCCCAAATCTTCGACTGAAACCCCGTGCTCGTGCATATATTTTTTTATAGAGTCCAGCACCAACGCTTTGCGGCGAGCAGCGAGTAACTTGGCATGAGCGAGGAAATCACGCTCCTCAGACAGAAGAGCATCCGCCTCTTCGTTGATCGATAAAAATTTATCTTCTTCGCCTTCAATATGAACATCCATTTTATTGCCCAGTAAATTTTAAAAACTAATCATAACACAATCAAAAACTCTGCTCAAACTCCTTTGCAAAAATATCAATAAAAGAATCAAGCGGGATTGTTACTCGATACATCTCAGCATAAATACTTGCATACATGCACACGAGCCAAGCCCCTCTATCAATTTTATATATTAAAACCGGCTCCTTGTCTTCTACATCTGCCGCCGCAACCACCTGTTTCCACCAAGTTTCAATTGCTGGTTTTTGGCATCTTTTTACCTCAATTCCAAAAATCAAAGTCCCGATCAAATCCAGACCACCAACAGCCGATTGATTCTGGTTTCTCTGCACCTGCGGGAATATCGGGCGCGGCCTCTTCCAGTCATCACAAACGGCGTTTATTACATCGTTTAATTTTTTAGCGATAAATCTTTCGGCATCATGCCCTTTTTTTCGCCCGTTAATCATGATTTTTTCCACTCAAATAAAATTGAAAGAACCTCAGCCTCCAGTAATGTCTGGTTTGTCCATTGCTGTTCCTGGCTAGATAAATGAAGTGATTACCGCTAATGCCACCTTCTTTTTTTAATAGCCTGTTAATTATTTCCATAATAAAAAATGGCATTCTTTTGTAAAAAAAGATCATTTTCACTCCTTTGTAAAAACTACTGACGCCTGATATTGGCAAGCTGTTGCCGGATATGCTCCGGCGGTGGCCCGACTTTTACAGGCACTGATTTTGCGGCAGATAGAAGCGGCGACTCAGGGCGCGGAACCCTGCACTGGGCAGCGGCCCTTCTATCCGCTTCTGCTTGAGCCTCTGCCTGTCCTTCTGCTTTGTCGGCGATCTTCTTCAGAACCTCGTAAAGATAAGCGTGATCTTTAAGCGGGCACTGTATCGTTCCCTTGTCTCTCGCCTGAACCACCACATTGAACCCCTGAACCCACTGCTCAGGGGTAAGAGTCCAATCCCGCCCAGTTCTTGCAATCGCTCCCCTACTCATGTCTTTGAGCAAAGGTGCGAGTAACTTCGCCACTCTCTCGAGCCTCAGCTCTTGCGTCTTTGGCCGAAACAGCCCCAGATATGCAAGGGCTGGACGCCCCAGACTTGGATGATGTTCAATCAGCGATGCCACCGCATCTCTTGCCCCCGCATGCCCGACCAGGGCATCCAGGCTGGACGTAGCACCACAGGCCGGGCATATTGTTCGCATCAGTGATGCCCCTCTCAAATCCAGCCAGTGGAGTCGTTACCCCATCCAGATAGGATAATGTCGGCTATACGATCGTTTTCGATTGCCTGGTCAAAAGACACATAAGCACCCAGATCAAAGTAGTCAAAATCTGCGCAGTTGTAATCGTTGTTCATGTTCACTTCCCTTATAAATGTTGTGCCGCTTTCTGCAGGCATGAGTGAAGTATAACACAACATTTATGCGCCTTTTCAAGAAAACATAAAAAAATCTTAACCTTGCATATTATTTATAACACTAGTCGTAAATAATCCTGATTTTACGATTCATCACAAAAACAACTGCTTGGATGAGAGCCCTGGGGTCAACATCACCCCATTTCTTGCTGGGGCATTCAAGCAATTCTTCTATCGTAGCAATATCATCACCCCCGATTACCTCCTCGTTGGGTATCATGGCTACAACCCTCGCCTGAACCACCCCTACATCCTTCGTCAGTTGCTCCAGATAGCTGATTGCGTTGTCATCATATTCATGCTTCATTTTTTCATCCTTAAAAAATTTATTAACAAACCAGTAGTAGGTGCAAGCCGGTTGGTGGGTAAGTCGCAGACTTATCCACAGGAGGCGAAGCTCCCAATACAGGTGTATTAAATACAGGTAGATACAGGTTGTATATTAGAGGCGCGACCATTTATGCGTAAACGCGCGACCATTTATGCGTGGATAACTCAATTTTGCGCGACCATTTATGCGTGGATAA